CAAACTTAGAAGGTAATGTTACAGGTAACTTAACAGGTACAGCAGACTTAGCAACAAGCGTAACAGCAACAGCAAATAATACTACAGACGAAACAGTATATTTAACATTCGTAGATGGTGCCACAGGAACACAAGGTATAGAAACAGATACAGGATTAACATATAATCCAAGTTCTGGAGCATTAAGTATAGAGAACGCAGACGCTGGTTCATCAGCAGGTCCTGTATTAACATTATATAGAAACAGTGCTTCACCAGCAGACGCAGATTACTTAGGACAAATTAAGTTTAGTGGTGAAGATGATGGCGGTGCAACAACTGTTTACTCTAAAATTACAGGTAAAGCAGGTGATGTAACTAACAGTACTGAAGATGGTGTTATAGAATTTGCAGCACAAAAAGCAGGAACACAAACTATATTGGCTAGATTGTTATCAACAAAATTAGAGTTGATAAACAGCACAGCATTAGATGTAGATGGAGCAGTTACAGCAGCTTCATTAGATATTTCCGGAAATGCAGACATTGATGGAACAATGGAAGCAGATGCTTATACAGTAGACGGAACAGCACTTAACGAATATATTGCTGATACTGTAGGAGCTATGTTCACAGGTAATACTGAAACAGGTATTTCAGCATCATACGAGGATGCAGATAATACAATAGACTTGGTGGTAGCAGACGTAGCATTAGGTTCAGGAACATCAGGTAACTATGTAGCAGGTGCTACAGCAGGAACAGGTATAGCAGTTAGTGGCTCAGCAGGAGAAGGATGGTCACCAACTATTGCACTTTCCCACTTAGGACTTGAATCATTATCAGATCCTGATGCAGATAAATTCCTTATATGGGACGACAGTGCTGGAGCAACAGCATTTGCAACATTAGGAGATGGATTAAGTTCAGACGGAACTACAATCAATGGTATTGCAGTATATAATGCTAGTGGAACAAAACTTAACTAGGAGTAAACATGGCATTAGCTAGTAGAACAGATTTAACTGAATATTGTTTAAGGAGACTAGGTGCTCCTGTAATTGATATAAATGTCGATGAGCAACAAGTATCAGACAGAATAGATGATGCTTTACAGTTTTGGAACGAATACCACTTTGATGGTGTAGAAAGAACTTATGTCAAACACCAAATAGTTGGTTCAAAATTAAAACTTACAACTAATATTGCAGAATCATTTCAAAAGAATGAAACTGTAACAGGTGCTACATCAGGAGCAACTGCTCTTGTAGATTCTGTATCAGGTCAGTTTATTACAATAGAACAAGTTAAGTCAGGAACATTCCAAGCAAGTGAACAAATAACAGGTTCTGAAACAGGAACAACTGGAACACTACATGCAACAGATCACTACACAGAAGGTGATATAGAAAAAGGATATATACCTGTTAGTAATAATATATTAGGTATAACCAGAGTATTTAATTTTGGTGGAGCAGCAACAAACAATACAAGAGATGGTCAATTATTTGATTTAATGTATCAATTTAGAATGAACGATTTGTACAATTTAATGGGTGCAGATATGATTTATTACTCTGTGGTACAATCTCATTTAACAACATTAGAAAAACTCCTTGCTGGAGAAAGACAAATCCGTTGGAACAGAAAAACAGATAAACTTTATATTGATACTGACTGGGATAAAACTTACAATGTAGGTGATTATATAGTTGCAGAAGCAATGGCTATATTAGATCCAGCAACATATACAGAAGTTTATGATGACATGTTCCTTAAAAAATATGCCACTGCTTTAATTAAAAGGCAATGGGGTGAAAATATGAAAAAGTTTAATGGAATTCAAATGCCAGGAGGCGTAACATTAAACGGTTTAGAAATATATCAAGAGGCAGCACAGGAGATAATAAATATAGAAGAAGAGATGCAGAAAAATTACGAACTGCCTCCATCGTTTATGATAGGATAGTGAGATGCCAACGAATTTTTACTTCCAAAAAGGTGACGGTCAAGGCACAACAAACGAACAAAGGTTAATTGAAGACCTTATAATTGAAAGTTTAAAAATTTATGGCCATGATTGTTATTACCTTCCAAGAACAATAGTAAACAAAGATACAATATTTGACGAAGATCAACTATCTTCGTTTACACAAGCATATCCTATAGAAATGTACTTAGATAATGTACAAGGATATGAAGGTGAAGGAGATCTATTTACTAGGTTTGGATTGGAAGTTAGAGATAGAGCAACTTTTGTTCTTGCTAAAAGACGTTGGGAAGACATGGTGTCTACAAGTGGTGGAACCTTTACCCAACAATTAAGACCTTCAGAAGGTGACTTAATATATTTAGCAAAAACAAAATCATTATTTCAGATAAGATATGTAGAATTCCAAAATCCTTTCTATCAGTTAAACCAAATTTATGTATTTAGATTAGAAGCAGATTTATTCGAATACAGTTCAGAAGATTTGGATACAGGAGTAGCGGAAATAGATGCAATAGAGACATCTTATTCACAAGATTTATTAGAGTTCCAATTACTACAAGAAGATGGAACATTAATATTAAAAGAAGATAGTGGCTCACTTATTAATGAATCATATACAACTAACAAAATGGAACCAGTTGACAATTATGATTTTGATAACTTAGCTACTATTGAAGGTATATTAGACTTTAGTGAGAAAAATCCATTTGGAGAGATAAGTGTTTAAAGACGCAACGTTTTACCACAATCATATAAGAAAGGCAGTTATTGCCTTCGGGACTATATTCAATGATATACAAATTGAAAGGAAAAATAGTTCTGGTGCAGTAGCACAAGCTATGAAAGTGCCATTATCTTATTCCACTAAACAAAAATTCATGACAAGAATTGCTAGAGTTACAGGCACAGATACAAGAGGCCAAGTAGCAATTTCCCTACCTAGAATGGGATTTGAGATTGAAGGTTTACAATATGATCCAGGAAGAAAAACTACTGCCATACAAAAGAACAAAGCGATAGGTAGTGGTGATGATACTAATACCGTAAGGATGACATTTAGTTCAGTGCCATATAACATGAATATGGCCTTATATATATTTGCGAAGAATCAAGACGATGGTTTACAGATTATAGAACAGATTTTACCGTTCTTTAATCCTGATTTTAATGTTACAGTTAATGATTTGCCAGAGTTAGGTATTAAAAGAGATATTAAAATAACATTAGATAATGTAGTTTATGAGGATTCATATGAGGGAGAGTACACAAATAGACTTAGCGTTGTTTGGACTCTCAATTTTACAATGAGGTTAAATTTTTATGGCAAAGTGTCTAACGTTGATGTTATTAAGAAATCGATTGCACAAGTATATAACGATCCGAACTTAAATTTAAGTACAACAGATAAAACAAACAGAGTTAGAGTTTCAACATCTGTTAATCCTGTTACAGCAACGGTATTAGATACATATACATTCTTGGAGGAATTTGATGAAGGATGGGAAGACTAAAAATCCTTTTGAAGACTTAGATAAAAAGTTTAATACAAAGGAAGTAACAAAAGCATTAGAAAGTAATTTGCGAAAGACAAAAGAGGATAAAGAATTGCCTGCCGTTACAATATCTAAGGAAGATCAAGACTCGTTAAATAGAAAAAACGAGCAAGACGATTTAGAATATGCTAGATCAATATTGAAACAGGCAGAAGCATACAATGATGAGGCAATACAAGGTATATTGCACATAGCAAGGAATTCTGACCAACCACGTGCATATGAAGTGGCTGGCGGATTAATAAAGAACTTGCAGGATACAGCAAAAGACATGTTAGACGTACATGAAAAGCATAAAAGAATTACTGCCGAAGATCCTAAAGCAAGAAAAGTACAAACACAGAATAATCTATTTGTAGGCAGTACAAAAGATTTATTAAAAGCATTGAAAAATGAGGAGAATGTAATTGATGTTGAAGCGAATCAAGAAGACGAGATTCCACAAAATCATGAAATCAGGCAGGCATCAGAAAGTGTTTACACTGATGGGAGCCAAGAGAGTAACGAAGAAAAAGAATGACACAAGAAAACAACAGTTATCACGGGAATCCAAATCTTAAACCACTTGCATATCAACATGATTTCTCTGAAGAAGAAATCAAAGAATATGTTAAGTGTAAAGAAGACCCGATATACTTTATAGAAAACTATGTAAAAATTATTACATTGGATAAAGGCCTGCAACCTTTTAAACTATATGACTGCCAAAAGAAAAAGGTAGAATGTATAATGAATAATAGACGTGTCGTACTTATGGAAGGACGACAGCAAGGTAAAACAGTTACCTCAGCAGCATGTATTCTTCATTATACTATTTTCCAAGAAGATAA